CCGAGGCCGATGCCCGTCCCTACTGGCTCGAGGCCCCGCACTCCTCCCTTACCGAGATACGCGAATGGGTGAAACAGGACATCAACGAGATACACAGGATAGCGAAGATGGGAGGGGTGAAGGCCACCGAGGACTTTTCCGCCGCAAGGTCCGGGGTCGCCCTCGAGCTCGAGTACCAGCAACTCTATGCCACCCTGAGCGAGAAGGCGGACAACATCGAGCAGGCGGAAAACCAGCTCCTCTCCCTCTGGGCCAGGTGGGAGGGCAAAGAGTTCGACGGCGTCATAGACTACCCCGACGATTTTTCCGTAAAGGACATGGAGAGGGACCTGGGGAGCGCCATAAAGGCACAGTCTGCAAGGGTGGACTCGCTCACCTTCAGGAGGGAGCTTCAGAAAAAGATCGCCGGGGCCGTGCTCCCCAAGGCCGACGAAAAGACGAGGGCCTTGATATTTAGCGAGATAGAGTCAGGCGTCGACGAAAAAGACGCCGCTGGAGGGAAAGATGTCTAACGATTACTTGAGGGCAAAGGCGGCCGAGACCGCGGCCCAGGTCTGCAGGAAATACGATATGGATTTTCCAACGGCCTTCAGGATAACGAGTCTTATCTGGGAAGAGGCGAGAAGCTCGATCCTCGAGGCGGCAGACGCACAGGAGTGGCAGAAACTGACACTCAGCGACAAGGCCCTTGTCTGTCAGGAGGTGGTTAAAAACCTTCTCGACAGGGAGAGACTCTCGGCGCTTCTGGCGGGTGAGAGAAAGGCCCTCGTCTGAGTCTTATACTATGCCGCCCGTACCACCCCGGACGGGAGGCCACAGGGTGCCGGCCGTGACTTAGGCCCGGCCGGCAGCCGTATACAACCCGGGGGAAAACAGAGGAGGTTCTTCATGCAGCAGGTTGACGAACTCAAAACGGTAGAGGGCGACGGCCAGATAAGCGGAGGCACAGCGGGTTCCTCGAAGGTATCCTTCAGCCAGGACCAGCAGTCCAGGGTGCAGGAGCTCATCGACGAGGCGTACAGGAAGGCCTATGCCAAGGCCCACAGGACCATAACGGCAACCGACGAGGTCGAAAATCTCAGGGCCGAGATAGATGGGCTCAAAGAGGAGAAGAAGAAGGCGGCCCTTTACAGGGCCATCTCCAGATACAACGTGGTGGACGCCGAATAGGTGGCCAAGCTCATAGGCGAGACCGTGAGGATGGACGAGAGCGGAAACATGACCGTTGTGAACGGTGCGGGTTCGTCCGTAATCAACACTTCCGGTCATCCGATGGGTATGGACGAGTACCTCGCGTACTGGCTGAGCGAGAGGCCCCATCACCTGAGGTCTTCCGGGGCGTCGGGAGCGGGCTCACAGGGTGTCAGGTTCTCCGGCGACGGCTCGATGAGGCACAACCTCACCGACCCCTCGGTCTGGCATAGCATACCCAGGGAGGAACTCGACAGGCTCCTGAGGGAGGGCGTCAACGTCCACGGCTCGGCAGGACAGGTTTACAGGTTCAGGGACGTCAAGAACCCCTTCCTCGATGCGCGCAAAAGGAGGTTCCGCAAAGGGACCAAGACAAAGGTTAACGCACAGTAAAAAAGGAGATAAAAGGACATGGCAAACGAAGTAACCACGGCTGCCGGCTCGGCAGGAGAGCTTGTGGCCGCAGAGATAGTCTCAAGGCTCGTTATAGACGCGGCCTATGCCGAGGCGGTCATGCCGCCCCTTGTACGGGTCGCTGATATAAGCGCCGAGAGCACCCTCACCGTCGAGTTTCCTAGGTGGCCGCTCCTCGCGGCCTCCAATCTTACCGAGGCCACCGATATGAGCAACACGGCCGTCAACACCACCTCGACGAACATAACCGCCGACGAGGCGGGCATCATGATCACGGTGACCGACATGCTCCTTAACAGCTCGGTCCTCGGCGGGCTCGAGCCCTACGCCGCTGAACTCGGCAAGGCCCTTGCGAACAAGATCGATACCGACCTGCTCACGGCCGTATCGGACTTCACCAGTTCAGTGGGCACCTCGGGGGCGGATATAACGGAGACCAACTTCCTCGAGTCACTGTACACGCTCGAGAGCGGAAACGCCAAGGGCCCCTTTGTGTCCGTGCTCCACCCCATACAGATACACGACCTGAGGATTGCGCTCAAGGCGACGACCGGGTCGATCTGGGGAGGCCCTTCGGCGCCCGCAGAGGATATAGGGGCGATGGCGAGTCTCTACGGGGTGGACATCTTCCAGTCCACCAAATGCGCCTCCGTTAACACAAACGCCGATCGTCAGGGCGTGATGATGCCCATGGGCAACCAGTCCGGGCTCGCCTACGTGCTAAAGACCGGGGCCAAGACGGAGTTCCAGAGGGACGCCTCTCTGAGGGCTACCGAAATAGTGGTAACCCGCAGTGTACGGACACGGATGCGTGAACGCGGACTCAGGCGGAGGAGTGAAGATAGTAACGGACCACGAGTAAGAGACCCTTACTCCAGTCAAGGGGGAGGTGGGAGGGGCCAAAAGCCCCGTCCCCCCCGCCTTTTCCAAAAGGAGCTCTATATGTCGGGAATAAAAGATTCGATATTTAAGAAGGGCTACTACCCACTGGCGGCGAATAATTACGGCGGCATATCCTGGCGCGGGGAAGAGCTCCATGGTTTCTGGATGTGGAACGGAAAATACAACGAATACGAAGGGGGCGTAAGGCACGTCCAGACGGTAAGGGTAAGGGAGATGAAGGAGGCCGCCCTGAGGTACTGGCGCGACGGCTGGGTCCCGTTGAAACCGGTCGACGAGGGTTTCTTAAGGAGGATGGAGGCGGCGCTGAGAGGCCACCGGGGCCTTAAGGGACAGGGTATAAGGTTCCCGGACACACCATTCCTGAAACTTACGGACCCGATACCGGAGGAGCACCTGAGCCCCGAGGCGAGGGAGTATCTCGGGTTACCCTGCTTCTCAGGGGATAAAAAAGGAAAACTCGTGCGCAGGGATAGGCTTTCTAAAAAGATAATAGAGGCTTACAGAAAGACGAAAGAGGCCGTCCATGGATAGAAGAAGATGGTTTTACAACGGCACATGCATGAGTGACGGCACACCCATAACGATAGCCGCCTGCGGGGAGGTTCAGGAAAAGGAGTTTATCGAGAGGGGCTTCAGGCCCGTTGAGACGGATAAAGAAAAGGGGCCGGACGGGGCGGGGAGAAAGAGAGCCGAGCGCACCATAGGCAAAGGCATGGCAAACACCGTCATAAACAAAAAGGCAAAAAAATGAGCGAAAGAAAGACCGTTGAGAAGGTCGTGGGCCGCATGTACAGACACCACCTCAAGGCGACGGGGAGACTGCCTGAGGCAAAGACGAAACGTGCGATGGAAGAGATGGTCAAGAAGGCGGCCGAGGTCGTCGAGAACAGGAAGAGAAGAAGATGAGTATTGGCATAAGAGGCGAGATCAAAGGCCCCGCGGCTCTCGGGTCATATATAAAACGAATAAAAAGAGACCTCGTAACCAGAGGACTCATAGAAGACCTCGCTATTGAGGCTAAAAAAAGAATTCTACAGAGGACCTCCGAGGGCAAGGACTTCAGGGGAATGAGCTTCAAGCCTTATTCACAGCGGTGGAGGAAAGAGCGTTCGGCACGGGGCAGGAAGACCTCGCGCGTGGACCTTGAGTTCGAGGGCAGGATGCTCGCAGAGTTGGAGACAAAAACAGACCAGGGGTCCGCCACCGCCAGGGTATATTTCTCGAATGACAGCGAGGCCGCCAAGGCCCGTTACCACTCGATAACCGGGGCGGGAAAGTCCGGGGCCAGGCGTGAGTTCTTCGCCCTGGGCGAAGTTGACAAAAGGGCCCTGGAGAAGATGGTGGAGGATCATATAAAAGGTGTCCTGGCTAAAAAATAAAAGAAAAAAACAAAACCAAGGAGGCATTAAATGGCACTAACACTCATGGATATAGGCGCGGACGAGATACTGAAGACCTACTTCAACAACGCCCGGCCCGCCGGAGGCAACAACCTCACCATCAAGCTCTTCACCAACAACGTAACCCCGGCGGATACGGACACGGCTGGTACTTACACCGAGGCGACTGGCGGGGGTTATGCCGCCAAGACCATCACGAACGGCTCCTGGACGGTTACGGTTGGCAATGACCCCAGCGACGCTGCCTACGCACAGCAGACCTGGACCTTCACGGGGGCGCTTACGACCAACCCCACCATCTACGGCTATTATGTGGTGGACGCGGACGGTACGCTCCTCTGGGCTGAGAAGCTCGCGGCCTCTTTCACTCCGGCGAACAACGGAGACGAGTTGAAGATTACCCCGAAGTTCCAGCTCTCCAAAGGCACGCCGAGCTAAAGGGTTCAATAAAACCGGGCGGGGATTTTCCCCGCCCACAGGTATAAATGGCCAACAATTTCAGTAAAGACATAAATTGTCGTGCCCTCTGGCGGTTTGAATCAGGGGCCTTAACCCTTGATTCGAGGCACGACAATACTCTTACAATAGTCGGTAGTGCAGGGATTACCGCCAAAACCACTGATTACAAGGAGGGAGCCGCTTGTGTAGACATCGAAGCTAATAATTCTGCTTACTTCTATATCAACGACGCCAACCTCGACCCGCAATTCCCCCTCAGAAGCACAGACACAAACAAGAAGATAAGCGTTGCCGGATGGTTCAAGCTGGAGAGTCTGCCGGCAAGCGATACTGGTAGAACCCTCTATTCCAAGTATGACGGAGCGGCAAACAAACGCTCTTTCATGTTCAATGCGTACAACGATGCCGGAAATACGAAACTTAGGCTGTATCTCGGCTATAACTCCGGCCTCTCCTATGAAACGTTAATCCATGGTTCAAATCTCTCCATAGCCACCTGGTATCATGTGACCGTCACGTATGACAATTCCGACAAGAGCTACGCCATACGGCTGAAGGACACCAATGGCAATACGATAGGTACGGACTTAACGGGGACAGCCACCCTCGACGCCAACAAGCTAAGTATAGTTGATGTTCCGTTTAGGATAGGTTCGTTTGCAAGTGCTTATACATGGGGCATGGATGGCCTTGAAGATGAACTTGTTATAACCAATGACATCCTTACTGCCACGGAAGCGACTCAGATTGCTCAGGGGACTTATGGCGAGGATACCGGAGAGGAGGATTTTACTACATACACCGAGGTAGACCCCAACTCGCACATAAGCAAGATAAGCGGCAGGACGACCTTTACCCTCATGCACAGGAATGAGGACGCCTATGTTTACAAAGACATGGGGGCAGCCCATTTCAGCGAGGACTTCACTCATGAATTCACTCTGCATTTAAGCTTCATAGAAGGCTCATCGTTGAATGTCGTATGGATGCTCTCCAATAACATTGACGATTATAAGGGCCATCAGGACAATAGCTATGATTTTCTTAATATCTCCACTCTTTATTATAGTGCTGGAGTATACCGTTTAAAACTTTCAGAAAGAGTAGGGGCTAATGAGTATACTAACAGTCCGGCTGTTTACTTAAACGAGGACACCACCTATTACATAAGGGTCGTAAGGGACGAGGCCGTAGGGACCTACGGAACCTTATACTTCTATATCTATTCTGATGCCGCGAGGACAAACCTCGTAAACTCCGGCTCCGTCACTCTTCATGCCTTGAGTGATTTCCGTTACATCTACGCTGTTAACTCCTACAACAGCGGCAACGCCACCTACGAGATAAGCGGCTATGTTGAGGATTCAGACTTCAATGAAACCACGTTACAATCCTATGAGTATGTTGCCGTGGGTGGGGCCGTAGCAGGAGGGGTGGGGCCGCACACAAGACGCAAAGTCGTAAGTGCCTTTGGTGGTGCTATCGTCGGTGGAACAGCAACCATCGTCCGGTCACAGAAGAGGCTCCGGCCCATTACCATAACAGGCTCCACGGCGGGGGTTCAGACCAACTACCCCCTCCCAATAACCGTCAACTATGACTCGGACATGAGGTCCGATTACGCAGACGTGCGGTTCCAGGACGGGAGCGGAAACCCCCTTGAGATGATTCCCATCAAGGCGGACGGGAGCAGCGCCACATGGGTTGTCATAGTCCCGTCCATACCCGCAGACCCCGACACCGTGGTCATATACTGCATCTACGGCCAGGACCTGACTGTGCCTCCCTCCATAGCCGTGAACTCGGCCTATTGTGGCGATGATTTC